GACCAAAATCAAATCATTATCAACAATGGCGTTACGGCGACCTTAGACGCTAATGGCTCTTTCTCAGTTGTTCTACCTATAACCGACGATACAGATGTAGCCCCAGTTCCATTTGCCTATCGTGTTGAAGAATTATTTTCGGGTGGCAGAGATTTCTTTATTACCCTGCCATCAGGAACTCCAAGCCCACAAGACATCGCAGATTTAGCACCAGCAGTAAGCACTGCGGAAGCCGCAAGTTATGTAACACAGGCACAATACAACACGCTATTTGCTCGTCATGCGGCAGCGAATGCGGAGTATACTCAACTAACAAATACTGGAACCAACCTTGACCAAGTAGAGCAATTCGCTGATGATGCGGCAGCCGCATTAGCAGATGCTCAAAAAAGAGCATTTAATCAGTTTATGTTGATGGGACTTTAATATGCCAGAGCCGTATGTAGAGATAGCAAGATTTACTACTGCTTCTACTCTTATGACCGCATTAGAGAACGCATTAGATACAATAGATGATGATACAGATTTAATTGTGGCAGACCGCAATGCTGCGCTGACGGCAAAAAACTCCGCCCAAAATACAGCAGACCAAGCAAGTTTTAACCTTTTGTTAGGCGGTGGATAATGGCGGTTGATGCTTCCGTAACGCAAGTAACTGTTCAAGGAAACTTTGTTGATTTTGAGGGCAACCCTATCGCTGGGCAGGTTCAGTTCCGCTTGACCGAAATGTTGCGAAACTCTTTGGCTGATGAAATGTATGTTCCATCAACTGTTGCCGTAACCCTTGACGCGAACGGGTCTTTTTCAACTTCACTACCAGCAACAGATGATTCAGATGTTATTCCAGAGTTTGCTTATGAAGTAGAAGAAGCCTTCCCTAATGGGCGAACTTATGAGATAGATGTTCCTGCGGCATCTGCTGGGGCAATTAACCTAGCCGATATTTCACCTGCGCCGACACTTGATACCACTTATGTCGGTTTAATTACTGAAGTTCCCTTTGCCACACTAGAGGCAAATATAGCCACGCTTGATGGCTTAATTACTCAAGCCACAAATGTTTTCCCAAGTTCAGGAAACTACTGGGAAATCAACGCAGGATATGCGACATACTCTGCGGTCAATAGTGCGTTTGCTACCTACACTCTGCTAAACTCTGGGTCATACCCAGTTTCTGGCAGTAACATGGCAGAAGAAGTTGCGAGTGCTGACGCGGCAAGAGTAAGCGCCGAGAGTTCAGCCAGCACGGCTTCAGCACTGTTGGCTAGTAGACTTAACCCACTGCTACTTATCGGAGGATAAATAATGGCAACAACCTACAAAGTGCTGGGTCAGTCAAATCCAGCCGCAACCACACTAACTACTCTTTATACAGTGCCTTCGGCAACTGAGGCAGTAGTTTCAACAATAAGCGTAGCCAACCTTTCGGCTTCTGCTATCACTTATAGAATTGCGATTCGCCCAAATGGTGCTTCTATCGCCAATTCCCAATACCTTGCTTATGATGTTTCGCTTGCTGCGAACAGCACTACTGCTTACACGCTCGGAATTACTTTAGACGCAGCCGATGTTATTTCAGTTTATGCTTCAGATACCAATGCTGTTTTCCAAGCCTTCGGAAGTGAGATTGCGTAATGGCAATAACTAGAAATGGCTCGCAACCTGCTGCCGCAGATGTAACAACAAACGGAACCGCGACCTTCACGAACAAGACAATAAATCTTAGCAACAATACTGTTTCTGGAACTATTGCTCAGTTCAATACTGCTGTTTCCGATGCCGACTTAGCGACTTTGGCTGGCTCAGAAACCTTGACCAATAAGACTTTAACATCACCTGTTGTTTCAGGCTTAACTCTTTCAGATGGCTCTTTTGTTCTTGAGGGTGCGACTGCTAATGATTTTGAAACAACTATCCAAGTCACAGACCCAACTGCCGATAGAACAATTACATTTCAAGACGCAACTGGAACAGTAGTTCTTCGTGATTCAACAGACACTCTTACGAACAAAACCTTAACAAGTCCTACTGTTGGAACTCAAGCATCTTTTGATAACCGAGCCGAGGCTCGCTTCTTAGAAGCAACCGCCAATGGAACAAATTATGTTGGATTCAAAGCACCAGCATCAATAACAACAAATCTAGTATGGACATTACCTTCCGCAGATGGAACCGCAAACCAAAGTCTTGTGACCGATGGTTCAGGAACTCTTTCTTTTGCGGCTAGTTCATCAGGAGTATCAGCCAACGACCAAGCCTTTGCCTTCGCGGTACAGGTATTCGCATAAGGAGAAATAAATGCCAACAACAGTAGATAGAATCCCTTTATCGGGTTCAACAAATGGTAGGGGTATCAAAGTTGCGGCTACGGCTTCTGCTGGCGATACTATCCATACCGCGCAATCAGGAACATCAACCTCTGATGTAATCACGCTATACGCATATAACTCATCAGCAAGCGCAGTAAATCTAACTCTACAATGGGGCGGAACAACCTCAGTAGATGATGACATCAAACTTTCAATTCCTGCCACATCAGGTCTTACTCTTGTAGTTCCTGATTTAGTTTTACGCAACTCACTTGTTGTGAAGGCATACGCAGGAACAACAAATGTCATCACAATTCATGGCTTCGTAAATCGCGTAACGACTACCTGATAGGAGTTAGTGCGTGTCACTACCATCACGACTTCTTGGTGCTAACCCGTCAGTTCAAGTTTCATCTTTACTGACGGGTGCTATCACCACGCCTTCGGCTAAACAAAAATCACAAGAAACTATTACAGTTGATTACCTTGTCGTTGCTGGCGGTGGCGGTGGCGGTAATAATTATGGTGGTGGCGGCGGTGCTGGTGGTTTGCGTTCAACTGTAACTGCTACTGGCGGTGGAGGTTCTTTGGAATCTGCTTTATCTCTTTTAACAAATACTTCTTACACAGTAACAGTCGGCGCTGGTGGCGCTGCAGAAGTATCAGGTAATAACTCTGTTTTCGGTTCGATTACTTCAACGGGTGGTGGCCGTGGTGGTGGAGCAAGTGGTGGCTCACCCGCAGCGGCAACTGGTGGCTCTGGTGGTGGTCTAAATGGATTTGGGCAGGTTGCTGATGTAAAAGCAGGAACAGCAAATCAGGGTTTTGCTGGAGGCTGGAGTGGCGTTAATCCTGCGACAGATAGCGCAGGTGGGGGTGGTGGAGGTGGCGCTGGCGCTGTTGGCGGTAATGGCTCATCAGGAAGCAATGGTGGAAATGGTGGTGCTGGCGTAGCAACATCAATTACTGGTTCATCTGTAACTTACGCAGGTGGCGGTGGTGGAGGTGGAGGTAGTGGCAACTCAGCCCAAAATAAAGGAGCAGGTGGCGCAGGTGGAGGCGGTGCTGGCTCTAATGGTAATATAAGTGGAACTGCTACTGCTACTGCTGGAACTGCTAATACAGGCGGTGGTGGTGGTGCAGGAGGATATTATGGAAACTCTGGCGCAGCAGGTGGCTCAGGCGTAGTCATTACTCGTTACCTAACATCCGCAATTCCATCTGCTTATTTTGCAAGTGGCGGAACAAAAACAACATCAGGTTCATACACAATACATACATTCAATTCATCAGGAATTTTCAAAATTTCTAATGCTGTAAAAGCAACTGGCGGAACTATTACATTTGATGGAACTTATTTTATTCATACCTTTACATCTTCAGGCACTTTTGAAGTAAATGAAAGTATTTCAAGTTTAGAATACTTAGTTATTGCTGGCGGTGGCGCTGGGGGAAGTCATGTTGGTGGTGGTGGCGGTGCTGGCGGATATAGAAACTCAACAGGTTCAGAAACAAGTGGCGGTAATATGCCTACTGAATCAACTTTGTCTTGCCCTGTTGGTTCTTATACTGTGACTATTGGCGCTGGTGGTAGTGCTACTGCTACCGCAGATGGTGGAGATGGAAGCAATTCTGTTTTTGGTTCAATTACTTCAACAGGTGGCGGTGGCGGTCAAGGAGATAAGAAAACAACCAACGGCAGAAGTGGTGGTTCGGGCGGTGGCGCTGATTCAGGCAATCCAGTTACTTTCCATTTTGGTGGCGCTCCAGTTGGTCCAAGACAAGGACAGGCTGGCGGTTATGTGTCTAATAATGATGCCGCAAGTGGTGGGGGCGGTGCTTATCGGCAAGGAACTGCCGCTGGTGCTGGCACAGGTGGAGTTGGTGGCGATGGATTATCTTCTTCAATAAATGGAACCGCGACCACAAGAGCAGGTGGCGGTGGAGGCGGTACTCCTACGGTTAGCGGAACTATTGCTGGCGGTGCTGGTGGCGGTGGAAATGGAACTAGAAATACAAATGAAGCAGGAACTCCTGCTGGAACTGCCAATACTGGCGGTGGCGGTGGCGGATGTTGGAACGCTGGAAGTAATGTTGGCGGTAATGGCGGTTCAGGTATAGTAATTGTTAGATACGCGGCATAAACAAAAACAAAGGAGAAAAAATGGCGCACTTCGCAGAAATAGATGAGCAAGGAGTAGTTCTCCGCGTTCTTGTTGTTGATAACGCACAAGAAGCAGACGGACAAAACTTTCTCGCTAACACACTTGGTCTAGGTGGAACTTGGGTCAAGACTTCATACAACACAAAGGGTGGTGTTCACTCAAGCGGTGGAACACCTTTTAGAAAGAATTACGCAGGAATTGGATATACATACGATTCTGTGCGTGATGCCTTTATTCCCCCAAAGCCTTACGCTTCATGGACATTGAATGAAGATTCATGCTTATGGGAAGCCCCAGTTGCTTATCCAACTGACGGGCAAAATTATCGCTGGAATGAGTCCACGCTTTCTTGGGATTCAACAGGAGTATAAATAAATGAAACATCTAGCCTCACAACGCATACTGATTCCTAGTTCTCAAGTATCTTCTTTGACGACTGGAAACATCACACTAACTGGGGCTAGAGACACGCAAAAAATTGCTCTTGATTATCTTGTTGTCGCTGGTGGTGGCGGTGGCTCAGGTGGAGTTGGAGCAGGTGGCGGTGCTGGTGGACTTCGTTCCACAGTCACCGCAACTGGCGGTGGTGGCTCTTTAGAAACCCCTCTTGCTGTAAATCGTAATACTACTTACACAGTTACAGTTGGCGCAGGTGGCGCTGGTAATTCCGCTCGCTACAGAATTGGCTCAAGAGGTAATTCTTCATCTATATCAGGAACAGGAATTACAACAGTAACCTCTATTGGCGGTGGCGGTGGTTCAGGAAGCCAAGAGTCAGATGGGAGTGGTGCATTTAACTCTACTGGTGCGTCAGGTGGGTGTGGTGGCGGAGGCTATGGCGGTGGCGCTGGCGGTCCTGGAACTACCAACCAAGGTTTCGCTGGTGGTTCAGGTGTAGATGGTTTAGTTGCCGCAACTTCTTGTGGCGGTGGTGGTGGAGCAGGAGCCGCAGGTGCTAATGCGACAACAACAACTGCTGGCGCAAATGGTGGCGCTGGTGTTGCGGTTTCAATTACAGGCAGTTCTGTAACTTATGCTGGTGGTGGCGGTGGTGCTGGTAATTCGTCATCAGGAAGCGGTGGTGCTGGTGGCGGTGGCGCAGGAAATGTTTCAGACAATGGTACTGCTGGAACTGCTAACACGGGCGGTGGCGGTGGTGGGTGTGGACAAAATGGTTCAACATTCAATGGAGCCGCAGGTGGCTCAGGTGTTGTAATTCTTCGCGCTCTTACTTCAGAAGGAACATTTATTGGTGGTACTCAAACTACTTCAGGTTCATACACGATTTATACTTTTAATTCATCAGGAACTTTTAGCACAGCAAGTGTTAAAGCAACTGGTGGAACAATTAGTTACGCAGATGGGTATGTTTATCATGCGTTTACATCATCAGGAACATTTACGCCAACATCTTCTTTGAGTGCTGATGTTTTAGTTATTGCTGGTGGTGGTGCTGGTGGTGTTAGACAAGCAGGTGGAGGTGGTGCTGGTGGAGTTTTCTATGCTACATCTCAGTCACTTAGCGCAACTGGCTATACAGTAACTATTGGTGCTGGTGGCGCTGGTAATAATAATGAAAGTAGCGTTGGTGCTAGCGGAAGTGATTCACAATTTGGTAGTTTAACTGTCGGAGTAGGTGGCGGTGGTGGTGCTTCAAACAGCACAGGAACATCAGTTGGTAATGGCGGTTCAGGTGGTGGTGCTAACAATGGGTTTAACGCACAGACACGCTCAGGCGGCACATCAACACAGACTGGAACTGGCGGAACTGGATATGGAAACGCTGGTGGTGGTTCTACTGGAACAAATTACGCAGGTGGTGGCGGTGGTGCTGGAGGTGCTGGTGCTAACGGAGTCACTACTGCTGGAGTTGGTGGGGTAGGAACATCTTTATTTTCATCTTGGGGTCTTGCGACTAGTACAGGTGAAAATTCAGGCGGAACAGTTTATTACGCTGGAGGTGGCGGTGCTGGAGAAGGACCAAGTAGAACTGATATTGCTGGTGGCTTGGGCGGTGGTGGTTTAGGTAAAACTACTCCTACAAATAACGCTGTGGCTGGTGGAAATGGAACTGCTAACACAGGTGGCGGTGGTGGGTCATCATCAGGTTTCAACAGTGCTCCTAACGCTAACGGCGGTAGTGGTGGAAGCGGTATAGTCATCGTGCGGTATGCCGTATAAACCTAAGGAGAGAAACAATGGCTAAAGAACCAAAAGTAGAACAAAAGGAAACAAAAGTATTTACTTATGAAGTAAAGATGATTGTTTCCGTGTTTGATACAGATGACAAATCAGCACAAGGTAAACTTGACCGCGATGGTGGCTTTGTTTCTAGGCGAGATGTAGTTCTCTTAGACGCTCAACCAATAATTAGTTAGGAGTGAATCATGGCAGGGACAACAAGTAAAGGTTTTCGCTATCCGCAAAATGCTGATGCGCCAAACATCGCTGTTGATTTCCAGAACCTTGCTACCGATATAGACACCTATCTAAATGCGCCACAAGTTACAACAAGCATTGTTTTTGAGGGTGCTACTGCCGATTCCTTTGAATTAACCTTACAGGCTACTGACCCAACGGCAGATAGAACAATAACCCTGCCTGACTCAGATGGCACAATTGCTTTAACTTCATCGGTGACAAGTGAAGCAGAAATCTTAAATCGTTCTCGCGTAACTTCATTTATGCTTGGCGGTATGTAATGGCTTTTACTTATGTTGAACCTACTACGGATAGAGATAAAGTCCGTTTTCTTATCGGAGACACAGTAAGTGCTGACGCCCATTTTCAAGACGCAGAAATTACTTACCTACTCACTACTCACGGAAATGTTTTTGATGCCGCAATAGCAGGAGCAGAATTACTTGCTGGTCGTTATGCCCACAGAAGCAACTATTCTCGTAGTGTTGGCGACCTCAGTATCTCTGAACAATATGGAACATCGGCAGCAGAGTTCCGCGAACTAGCAAGAACTTTGGCTGCTCAAAGAGATGGTTTATTTCCGCCTTCAATTAAAGTAAATGCTCAGGCTATTATTGCTACGGCTAAAAAATCTGTTACAGAATACAAATCAGATTTCTACACAGGTATTCACGACTACACAGTTTAGGAGGCTTTCATGAGTTATATCGCTGGAAGCCCAGACCACTGGACTGACGATATGACGGATAGCGTCACAGTCTATAAAGCAAGTAGTATAAATAATTATGGTGCTAAAACTATTGCCGCAAATGGAACTGCTTATGCTTGTCGTGTTGTATCCAATGTGACGATAAAGCGAGATGACCAAGGCATTGAAATTACGGAGCCCGGAACTCTCTATATTATGTCTGACGCTGATATTGCTATTGGAGATAGAATAGATTTGCCGGGAACGAACCCTGAACCAAGAATTGTGGAAGTTCGTAAGGTAAGATATAACGCAAACGGAAGTACGGCGGTTCATCACACAAAGGTTAGATTCGGGGCTCTCTAATGCCAAAGCAGACCATTGAAGTTGATTCTAAGGAACTCGCCAAGATACTTATTCGTGGTGGGGCTCTTGCTGGTGTGGCTCTTTCAGCAGCCCTGTATAAAGAAGCCGCAACCATCTTTGAAGAAAGCCAAGACGAAGTTCCTTTAGATACAGGTAATCTACGGGCTTCTGGAAAACTAGGGCTACCTGAAATACAAGGAAATGAATTAGTTGTAGAGATTTCCTACGGCGGTGCGGCAGCAGATTACGCTCTCATAGTCCATGAAGATATGGAGCGGAATTACCGAAATGGCAAGAAATCTAAGTATCTGGAAGACCCTGCTAAAAGGCGTCTAGAGGGCATGTCGGGGCGTTTATTAAAATCGGTTAAAAAGGCTATGGGTATCTAAATGGCGACTGTATTAGAGGCTCTGGGGGCTTATATTGACACGAATAGAGGCGACTTAACACTAGGAACTAATCTTTTTCTTTCAAAGATGCCTGAAACTCCAGACTTGTGTGTCTGTATCTATGAATATCAAGGAGTTGCTCCTATGACTACCTTTGGCTCAACTGCTATTCAACTTGATAGACCAAGTGTTCAGATTTCAGTTCGGGCTGGCAGAGATGATTATGCGACTGCGAGAG